CAGACAACCCCTGGTAATCGTCCGGATACCTAATACCATCAGCGTCCTCGGACCAAGGGTCCACATAAGCTGAGACAATATCCGGTATGCCGGGGATGGCGGGGGTGTTGGACCCTCGCCCTGCGCGCCCACGTTGGGAAAACCCTCGATGCAGAACCATCTGGCCATTAGCTTCCTTGTCCAAGAAATTGGAACGGGAAGGGAGCAGGGCCGGTTGGTTCGTACGTCGCCCAGTTCCAGACCTGGAACGAGACCGAGATCGAGAACGGGAACGCGTGCGTGAAGAAAAAGTAACGGAAGCCCGGCGACGCCGGGCAGGAATAGTGATTTTATTTCGTCGAGCCATGTGAGTGTATGGGATCCCTCCTCACAAAGAGACTGTTCATCGTGGTCCCCCAATGGGTTGAGCCGTGCAGTCGTTCGGCATTCTGTATAGCACGTAAATATTTACACCCGAAGGAAACGTTTTGGTCAATTTAAGAACCACGACCCCAAAACTAGGCGTCCCGAGGCATACGCCTACGAGGGTGCCACTGCGCGGGATTCAGTGTCACCTTGGAACGTCTATAAAAATCCTCTATAGCCAACTGTTCTGGCGGGGTATATCCATACGCGAGCCAGAAGCTATAACGTGTCCTGGGATGGACGTCCGAGTAAACGCGTCTCATGTCACGAGACATAGTACGCACTCCCCACGACTGCCCATCCACCACCGAGGCATGAAACTCGCCGGCACGGAGATAAGCGGCATAAAAATCCTGGAAAACCGGGATGCCGCCAGTAGCTGCCATACCCCCAGTGCCCACAGCATGCAACCAACCCCGGAAAAGGGAAGTGGTGCCATAAGGCTGTAAGCACATAGAATCTTTGGCAATGGCGTAATGAGGGTGGCGTACCATAACATAATGGTGTGCCTCAGGTCCAACCCAGACCGGGTGGGACTGACAAAACTCCAAAGCCTCAAGATCAAAGGCAGGCGGTTCAACCTCCATCGAAAACCCCATGCCTAGGAACCAGGCATCGAGTCCAGCTGAGAACCGTGGGAGATCACGTCGTTCCATAAAAACGACGCAATCGTCCCCATTGTTGGCCAAGTGAACTCGCACTCCGCAAAACAGAGCGTAAGCAAACACCATAAGG